TAGTACAACTTGATATTGCAATTGACCAACCTAACCATTGTGTATTAGGATTAGCATTGCTAAGTACCCATGCACCAACCATGGCCAATATAAAACCTAGCCATCGCCAACCATCAATCTTTTTGTAGTATCTTATTTTCATGCAATCGTTTTAAAAATTCAGTTGCTAATTTTTCTTGACCTTTTTTGTTAGGGTGTAAATCTTTTTCTGAGCATTTTTCTTCTAGTGATAAACAATCACTTAATGTCCATGATGTTTTTCCATAATAATTATCTGTTTTTAGGTCTCCTGGCCAACCTAAAAACTTTTTATTAATTAGCTGTCTATAACCTGTATCATCTAGGACCTTATTTAAATTGTCTTTTGTTTCTCTCCAAAATTTTCTATCTTTACGTTCTTCTTCTATTTTAACAGGATCATTCCACTTTTCTATTTGAACATGCACCCATGCTCTCCATAATGAGATCATTTGAAACTGGCAGTATGGTAGTTTAAGTTGTTTACATAAGTTTTGAAAGGCATATTGTAATCTTACTGACTTTAAAACGTGATAATGTAAATCTCCTTTTGTATCATAGTTTTCATTAGTCCATAAATCTTTCTTTTGATCTCTTTTAACAAATCTATATTCAGACCAATCACGTCTATGACTTTGTGTCCAGGCAGCCACAACTAGACCAATCTCACCTTTTGGAAATTCATAAAGTCTATCCATTAAATGCATTTTTGACACAAACGTAGGTGTTTTATCTTCAGGTGTTGTAACAAAATCAGATATACCACTATAAATTCTTTCGTTACCTGAACCACTTAATCCTAGATTAATACACTCCATATTTAATTCATCAGCGACTATTTGAGGCCATTTAGGCCAATCACAAATCATATCAGGATGTATATCACTATGCCAATGTGGATCGGTAAAACTACAACCACTAACTAATAATATTTTTTTCATATAACAAATACCTTTTTAGATTGTTTAGATAAAACTTCACAAGCAGTTCCATTTTCCATTTCTTCTATTGTAAATTGGTTGTTCGCCAATAGTTTCATCCATTCGTTTACATTATTAATGGTAGGTTTTAATGGGTCATTTAAAAATGCCATATATCTTGTTGATACTGGCCATGCAACGTTTCTTGTATCACAAATTATAGGTATTCCTTCCAAAACTGCGTCAATAGCCGATAAACTCATATTGGTAACTAGACAGTGACAATCATCTAAATCTTCTTTTATATCTTTGTCCCACCATTCATTATCTGGTCTAGGTTTAAGTCTAACTCTTATGTCTCTATTGGTTAATTTTTTTATTTGTGCAACTATAGAATCTACCCAATCTCCTTGTTTCATACCATTAAGTTTGTAAGTTACCGTTTCAGAGGAAGGACAAATTAATATATGATCTCCTTCACCACCTTTCCAATTTTCAAATTTATGTGGTAAACCCTTTTTCTTTAATTCTAATAATCTATCTCCACCACCATTTAATGATCCTTCTACTGTATGTAAATTACCTCTCACAATTCTAAAATAAGTTTTATCATAATCATGTATTTTAGGGATAGGATATCTTGTAATTTGTTGAGTTAAATAACCAACATCAACATACCACCAATCTTGTTGATTTTTTTCTAGTTCAGTTATTTTTGATACGTTATCTCCACCTAAACCCCAAAAAAAATGGGTATCTAAACTTGTTTTTGCCCAGCCCTTTTCTATAGCAGGCCAAACTTCATGTGATAAACAATCAACTTTTTGCATTCTATGTGTAAAAATCATATTAATCTTTTATGTACCTCTCCACTATTTATTTCACTCATCTTCCATTGTGTATAGGCCATATCGTATAACCATTGTGTTCTATCTTTATCTGGTATTACAATTTCTTTTAATACATCTAAATTATGAAAGGTCACTGGCCAAGCATGTGATGTTTTTGATAGTGCAATAGTAGGTATACCCTCACACACTGTCTCTACCAATGCATTACTTGAATATGATATTGCTACTCTAGCATGGTCTAAATCTTTATATAAATCTGTACTAGATGACTTATTAAATCCTGTACCAACATTTTTACTAAAGATAATATTGTTTCTTACTTTTAGTTTTAATAGTTCTCTTAAATTAAATCTCAAAGGAAATCTAGGGTGTAATCTGACCATAATATCTTCAGCAGTATACTCTGAAATCTGTAATATAATATTCTTTACCCAATCAGTATAGTCACTATTTTTAGATACTAAATCATTTAAACTGGTGTCCATAGGATTTTGTAATAGTAATAATATATAATCACCATTTTTCTTCCATGGTTTTATCTCTATGTTTTGTTCTTTCTGTATCTGTAACCATCTATCTGGTTTACAACCTAAATTATTAAAATAACCTTTGTTGTAAGTATAACAATTCTTACCTACTCTATAATAATAATCTTTTTTGTCTATATCTAAATTCTGTCTAAATGTGGCTTGTTCTACAACCAATGTAGGTTTCTTTTGTTCTATAATCCATCTGTAAAAATCAGAGTGTATTATCTTCATTCTACCTAATATGTTTGTTTGAATATATGCGTCTGCTTGGTGTTTGTCTTTATCTTTCCACTCTATTAATTTAAAGTCTTCGTGTGTAGGGAAAACAAAACCAGCCTTGGTATTAAATGCACCTTTGATACCTATAATCATAAACCTACCTGTGTTGTTTGTTTATACATTTCAAGCCATTCATCTGCATAGTCTTGATTTTCGTAATCTTTGTACCAAGGTCCACCTAATGTAAAGTGTACATTTTTTGCATTTGGATTATAATCATATTCACCTACTAGCCAATTCCACTCTAAAGGTATATCACCTATCATATGTTCTCTTTCTAACCATTTGAATTGGTGTAGTTCTAAACCACTTGCTGTATTAACATATTCAGGTGTTAGTGCTGTACATTGTGTATTGTGAAATAACATTACACTAGACCAATTTTTACATGCATATGGTTGCTGTTTAGCACCTCTAAATTTTATATCTTTTTTTGATACGTAATCATGTTTACACACCATAACAGAATATTTGTATGTGGCATGATTATATAAATTGTATATATCGTCTCTAACCAACATGTCGCAATCCATAAAGATTGACCAGCCCTTATAGTTTGATAGATAAGGTACTAAAAATCTGGAAAATGCAAAGTCTGTTGATTGATTAGGTGCTCTTGCTCTTTTAAATTCTGGTAAATTGTTTAATGCTAATGGAGTTATTGCAACAGGACCACTTGCGTGTGACCTAATACTTTCAGCAAGTACATGATAAGCTGCTTGTTCGCCATAATCATATCCTATAAAGACATTAATCATAATCTACTTTCTTTACTTTTACCTAAAATCTTTCTTGCTCCCTTTGTATGGTCGTATATATTACCTAATACTGACCTTGCCTGTACATGACCTACTCTTCCATCTCCAAGATCGTGGTTAAGTACTCCATATTCGTTTTCAAATCTCTGTCTAACTATATCAAATATCCATGAATCATGTTGTTGATCTTCTTTAAAAATTAAATCATCATCGTACATTTTTCTCATTTCATAAGCAAATTGTTTTATAAACTGGTGTCTCATATTAAAATATATAAAACCACACTCACTATAAGTTGGTCTGTTAAGATAAGTTAACATACAATCGTCTCTATGTAAATGTTTCTTAACCCAATTAGTATCAATCTTTTTATAGAATACACTGTCTGCGTCTATAAACATAATACCATCATAATCTCTTGTCTTTATAATTGCCTCTGTATATGCATATACTTTATAACAAAATCTTACTGCGTCTTTTGTAAAACTTATAGGTATGTCTATTTTGTTTCTGTCTACAAATTTTTTAAGAGTTGGTATCTTTTTATACATATCAACATCTTCATTATATACTTCTAGTTCAAATGGCCACTTGTACGTTTTTTTGAATCTTCGGGCATATTTTTTGTAAAGATAATTGTTCCATGTACTAACGACTTTTATTTTCATGTCCAACCTTTTGTATATAATAACTATCAACAATATCAGATAAAGGGTTACCTACTTTTTCTGTATCTAATATTTGTTTCAAATCAATTTTAGTTTCTTTTAGAAAGGCCTCGTACATCATATCTTTGTCTGCGTTTCCCTTTCCCGTTGCGCCTTTCTTAACAACGCTCGGTACAACGATATCGTAATTATAATTTTTTTGTAATAGCCTAAATTTGAGGATCCCACAATTCTCAGCAATTTGAAAAAGACCTTGACCTTTAGAACCAAACGAGTAGCCCTCAATATAGATTTCTGGATTAGTTGATTCAAATAGGGGATTTGAAAAGAGTATATCAATAACAAAGTCTGATATGTTTTTGAATCTTTCAATCGGGTCGGTCCATTCTTTATGTTCATAACCAATAATGTTTTCACTTTGTTTACCTACCCACTTCTTTTTGGTAGTTAAGTAATAAAATTTCAATTCGCCATTGTTAACACATACGGCTGGACTTGTTAAAGAATAATCAATTCCAACTTTCGTGATCTGCTTCTTCTGGTATATCATTGTCTTCTTCCTGTTCAACTTCATATCCACAAAAAGGACATGTAAGAGGATCCAAATCGGATTTATCCTCGTCCCATTCTACAGTATATTTAGTCTGACAATTAGAACAATGTTTTGAAACTTTTTCCATTTATAGTTTGAATTTTTTAAATTGATTTTTGGTAACGTCTTGTTTTATTCCACCAACTACATAAGATTCAATTTCAGTTTCTTGTGGTGCATTTTGAGCTGATCTACTGTTTAACCAATGTTCAACCCACGGTAGTGAGTTTTGTTTCTGGTCATAAGCAGGAGATAACCCTATTGCTTTCATACGTCTATTAGCCATGTACTCTATAAATTGGTGTAATAACTTTTCTGATAAACCAATCATAGACCCTTTACTGAATAGGTATGTTGCCCAACGTTTCTCATCATGTACTGCGTCATCGTACATTTTGTAAACTTGTTTTTCACAATCTTTGATTACTTTATTCATTTCTTTATCGTTTTCGTAATCTGTCCAATTGTTAATAATTCTTTGAGACATTGCTAAATGTTGACTTTCATCCCTTGCAATAAAGGATATAATCTTAGCAGAGCCTTCTAATTTTTTAAGTTCACCAAATGCAAAACTACAAGCAAATGATACATAAAATCTCAAGCCTTCTAATATGTTTACTGATACCATAGCAAGGTACAATCGTTTCTTTAGTTCATACATATCTACCTTGTCTGGTGTTAAATGATATCTATGTCCCATTTCAATTAAATCATCATAAGTTTTAGTGACATGAGCTGCTCGTTCTTCTATCTTCTTGTCCTCTAAAATCATATCAAACACGTCTGCTGGGTTTGAATATAAGTTTTTAATAATGTATGTATATGATCTGCTGTGTATTGTTTCCATAAAATCCCATGCAACAATACAGCCTTCTAATTCTGGTAAAGATACAAATGGTAAAAATGCCAAACAAGGTCCTCTACCTTGTACACTATCTAACATAGTTTGATACTTTAAGTTAGATGTAAATATAAACTTTTGTCCTTCAGATAAATCCAAGTAATCATTTCTATCTTTCTGTAAAGATATTTCTTCAGGTCTCCAGAAATAACCTAACTGTTGTTGTGTTAACTTATCAAAAATAGGATATTTCATATTATCATATCTTTGTACAGACAGATCAGGTCCAAAAAACATTAACTGTTTTGTTGTATCTATTCCTTTTTGTTTATTAAAAACTGTTTTACTCATAAAATTTATTTATTATTTTAGATAGTGCAACTATCACAATCTTCCTCTTTGTCCTCCTCTTTAGGAGTTTCTTCAGGTGTAATAGGTGTATCGTAATCTATGGAGTGTTTAGGCTCTTCAATGTCTTTTTTACTATCGTATGTGTTCTGGTAGTATGATGTCTTCCAACCGTATTTATAAGTTGTTAACAAGTCTTGTGCCATAACAGATACAGGTACTTGATTGTCTTCGTAATTGTTTGGATTATAAGACCAGTTACCTGATATAGCCTGATCAAAGTACTTTTGCATTACTGCTACTATGTTTATATATCCCTCATTGTTAGGCATATCCCATAATAAAGTATAAAAATTCTTTAATTTATTATATTCTGGTACTATTTGTGTTAATGTGCCTTTCTTACTTTTCTTAATAGATAAGTGATCTCTAGGTGGTTCAATGCCGTTTGTAGCATTTGAAACCACACTAGAGGACTCGGAAGGCATTTGGGCTGATAGAGTACTATGTCGTAGCCCAAATTCTTTAATATCTGCTCGTAATTTGTCCCATTTCATTGATAGTTTACGTGTGACAATCTCGTCAACTTCTTTTTTATAAGTGTCTATTGGTAGTTTACCATCTGCGTATTTTGTTCTATGAAATAGATCACATTGTCCTTTTTCTTTTGCAAGATCATTACTTGCTTGTAATAAGTAAAATTGAAAGGCCTCTGTTAGTTTATCTACTTCTCTCCAAGCACCTTTTTGTTCGTATTTGTATCCTGTTTTTGCTAGATAATGTGCAAGTCCAATATAGCCAACACCTAATGATCTTCTTTGTTTAGTAGATATCTCGGCAGCTTTTACTGGATATTTTTGATGATCTATAATTTCTTCTAATGCTCTTACTGTAAGATCGCATAGTTCTTCCAGTTCATCTAATTGATTAATCTTACCTACATTTATTGCTGATAGAATACATAGTGCAATCTCTCCTGGACCATCTATATGTTGGATAGGAGTGGTAGGGAGTGTGATCTCTTGACATAGGTTACTCATAGTCACCGTATCTTTAAATGATGAGTGAGTATTACAATGGTCAATATTCATTATGTAAATACGACCTGTCTCTGCTCTTTCTTTTAATATATCAAAAATCAATTCTTGTGCTGATACTTTTATTTTACTAACACTTGTTTTTCTTTCTGCCTTTTCATAAAGGTCATCAAACTCTGGTTTTCCCCATGCTTCAACTAATTCTGGTACTTCATGTGGAGAAAATAATGTTATATCTTCTTCATTAATAAATCTTTCATAAAATAATTTAGATAGTTGTATAGAATAATCTAATTTTCTAACTCTGTTATCTTCCGTACCTTTATTATTTTTTAAAACTATAATATCTTCTATTTCTTGGTGCCAAATAGGGAAGTGAACAGTTGCCGAACCTCCACGTACTCCGTTTTGAGTACAACACTTAACCGTTGCTTCAAATTTTTTAAGGAAAGGAATAACTCCTGTATGTTGGACTTCTCCCCCTCGGATTCTTGCATTAATTCCTCGTATTCTACCTGCGTTGATACCGATACCGGCTCTTTGAGCAACGTAATTTCCAATAGCCATGTCACTACTGAATATGCTAGGTAAAGTATCGTCAACGTCAACAAGTACACAACTAGCATACTGCTTAATAGGAGTACGAACACCAGCCATAACAGGAGTTGGAATATTAATTTTAAAATTGGAAATAGCGTCATAATATTTTTTAACATACGTCATTCTCCTTGCTTTTGAATAGTTTTGAAAAAGAGTTGCAGCTATTAACATGTACATAAATTGAGGAGTTTCATATATTTCTCCACTTGATCTATCTTGTACTAGATACTTGTCTATAACTTGTCTTAAGCCTGCATATGTAAAGTTATTATCTTTTTCATGTGTAATCCAATTCTGCATTCTACTAAAATCTTTTTTATCATATTTTTTTAGAATTTCAGGATCGTATACACCTTGTTTAACACATTTTTGTACGTGATCGTAAATATGTGGATGATCCCATAATCTACCAATAACTGACTTTCTTAAACTGAATAATAATAGTCTAGCAGCCACATATTGGTAGTTAGGATTGTCTAGTGAGATTAAATCTGAAGCTGACTTTATTAAAATTTGTTGTATATCATTTGTAGTAATACCATCGTAAAATTGGAGACCACTATTCATTTCAACTTGTGAGGCTGATACACCTTTTATATCTTCACAAGCATACTCAACCATTTCATGTATCTTATCAATATTAAGAGGTTCACTTCCTCTTCCATTTCTTTTGGTCACATTTATTTTATCTATCATTTTATTTTTTTCCAGTGGTTAAGTTTAGTGAGAGCACTCAATTTGGAATAAGTGTTCGTCTTTATTATATCTGTAATTTTGTTTTTTGTCAAGCCACCAATGATCATATCATTAACATCTTTAAATTGTAAGTCTTCAGGCCATATAACAATGTTGAAATCTTTCTCAACTATTTTATACATACGATTTATAATTTCTTTGTTTCTTGGCTCGTTGTCAAATATATATGTTATTTTATCATTTGGTATTTTATTATTTAATGATAAATCTGCACCGGCAGCTGCGATACAATTGCCTATGAATAATGAATCAAATGGACCCTCAACTATATATACATGATCTTGAAAATTTATACGTTCTAATCCAAAAACTTTTTGTTTGTTTTCGTTTAGTTTTATTGTTAAGTATTTAGGAATATCGTGTCCTAAACTACGACCTTGAAATGCAAATAACTCACCAGTTGTATCGTAAAAAGGAATAATGATCCTATTGTGATCCTTTTGAGTTTTATATGTGTTTGGTTTAACTTTGTTAACTAATTTTTGAAATTCATCTGTATAATATAACTTATCAAAAAATTCTTCAGGTAATTTTCTGTTAATACAATACTTTTTTGCCACGTGTTCATCATCTAATTCTTTAATTGTTTTTAATCCTTCTAATATATTAATTTTAAATACAGGTTTTTCAAATTTCCAATCTGGTTTAGGTGTAGATGGTGCTGACCCTTTATATCTTTCTAATAGATATTCTTTGTGTAGTTTAGGGTCTACAAATTTTAAGAAGTTTGTAAAGTTTTGCCCTTGGCCACAATTATGGCATTTAAAAAACATATCATTTTTAACTCTATAAAAATATGCTCTTGCTTTGTTTTTAGATTTTTTAGAATCACCACAATGAGGACAACGGAAGTTAAACAGATAGTCTGTTTTCTGTTTAAACTGTTGCAACCTACCCGATAGTTGATTAATAAACTTTAGATCAATATAAGACGACATAGTAAAGATTACTATACACCATTACTATGAAATTGTCAAGCTTAATTGAAAAATGAAAAGTATGGTAACAAACCCTTTTTGGATACCATTAAAACCGTTAAAAACTCTACGGCAATAAAAGCACCTATGATAATCCATTTGTACTTTTCTAACAGACTAATTCTACCTCTAAATTCGGTTTTTATACCAACTATGTCTTCCCTTAACCTTTTTTCGGTTTCTTCTATCTGTTCTTTAAGTTCTCTCTCTATACTTAACGTTTCACTAGCTCTTATTTTTAGTTTGGAAAAGATAACATCATCTATTTTTTCCTGGTGTTCTATCTTTTCCTCGTGTACGGCCAACATAGATTTGATATTACCAGATACCTCTGTTAATTTATCAATAGCTACGTCAATACGGTTTTGTAATTGATTAACCTGTTGTACGTCTTTGGTTAACTCTGCTAATTGTACGTGTATTTCTGTATGATTATCGTCTGCCATAATGTCTTTTGTTTATCAATATTTATAATAGTTTCAGTTTCACATGCTTTTAAATTTTGTGTACATGTCCACAATAAACACCAACATAAAAAAAACTTTATGAAGGTCCAGAATATCTTTTTTATCAGACAGCCTCCTAGATTGTGTAGATAGATACCAAATTAGATTTGCCCTTAACTTTGACCATATCTAATTTTTTCCAATCAAACTTTGATCTAATCATTCTGTATGTATCATAACCTACGATTAATGTTGCGTCATAATCTTTGCTCACGCCCTCTAATCTACTTGCTAGATTAACGGCGTCACCTAATACTGAATAATCAAACCTTTGATCGGAACCCATATTACCAACTACAGCAGGACCTGAATTTATTCCTATACCGATGTTGATCTTGATACCTGTACCAAAACTTTCACTGTCATTTAACTCTTTTAATTTATCAATCATTTCACATGCTGAATTTACTGCAAGTGTTCTATGATTGTGTTGTTGTATTGGAGCATTCCAAAATGCCATAATACAATCGCCCATGTACTTATCAATAGTACCACCATTTTTCATTATGATGTTTGTCATGGGTGTTAGAAATTTATTTATTACAACTGTTAGACCTTGTGGATCAGATTGAAATCTTTCTGAAATAGGAGTAAATCCTCTTATGTCACAAAATAAAAAAGTCATATCTCTTGTATCACCACCTAATTTTAAAAGTTCAGGATTTTTCTGCAACTTCTTAACCATATCTGGTGCTAGGTAATGTTCAAATTGTTTTTTGATTTGTAATTTTAATCTATTCTCTCTTGCAAAGTTATTGTATATCAAGTGTGCCCATACTATACTTCCTATTATTGCAATTGATGACCAATCTGTAAGTATCATATGTTTTTGCCATAGATAACCACTTGCAATTGTTAAATCAAAATAAAAACCGACTAAAATTGCGGCTGACCAAAATAAGCCAACTCTAGGTAAAACTATTAAAAAGAAACCTAATGCTATTATTAAAACAATCCATTCTGCCATAGGCGCCCAATCAGGTCTCTTTATATACTTACCAGATAATAAAGTTTCTGTTGACAAGGCCGCTATCTCGTGTGTATTCTTTAAACCATTAGGTGTTAATACAAATGTTGAACCATCAAACGTTGCACCTATGAATACAATCTTACCTTTCATAGATGACCAATCTTTATCTGTATAATCTACTCTAGGTATTCTATGTCTGAAATCAATCCATACATCATCTTGGTCAGGTATTGGAAACTTAATTATCTCTAAAATCTTTCCAGGCACGGAATTATCCAAGGATAATTTTCGTATAACAGAATCAACACCCACTTTCACTTCCACGTTAGCGATAGCTAGAGATTTCCTTTCTATACTCTTTAAGTTCTTTGCTGTGTTTGTTTCAGTTAGAATAACTGGATACTTTGAGATCATCTTCAAAAACATTTCATCACCACCTAGCCTATCTTTGTGAACAAATACTACGTTCAGAAATACTAGAGCTGCACCATTTTTATATGCATTGATAATAGTACGACCTAGTATGTCTCTCTTCCATGGCCACTGACCTTGTTTCTCTAATGCTTTATTTGATATGTCTAATAACACCAAACTTTTAGATTGATAATTGTCACCTAATTTTTGATATAGATCAAAGGTTTTTAACTGTAGAGTTTGTAAAGGTACTGGATTATATAACTTTAATCCTAATAGTATTAATACACTTACTATTACTGCCCATATGGAAGTAAATTTAGTCATGTTAATATTTAGTCTGTCTGTATAATAGTGATTTCGTTTTGACTTGTACTATTACCTACATCAAGGTGTTGTGCCTCTTTGTCTTGTAATATTTGTATGTCTGCTTCTTTACTTGTTTCTGTTTTGATGTATGATCTATGATTATCATTGTATCTATTTAAGATAGTGTAATCTCCACTTGTACTTGCTGTTGCGTCATGGTCATTGTCTAATGTTGATACTCTACCTGTACCAGTTGTTGATGAAGTAGCACCTGTGACACCATCTGTTGTAGTTAAAGTTTGGGTTACATCTCCAGTAGTATAGTTTAATGTTTCACCACTAGCAGTTACCTCTGTTTCATTTCCTTCATTATCAACCCATTCTGTACCACAAGATTGATTAGCATTGTCCCAATAGTAACCATATTTTAAGCATTGTTCTTCATCATAACTTGCTAATAGTATTTCTAATTCTGCGTCTTGGTCAAAGTCATCTTCAAAAGCATATTCATCTTCCCAATTATTTTGGTCATCTTCATTATTGTAATCGTAGCCTGTGTACCACCAATCGTATAATGCGTCCCAATATGTATCATAATCTGCCCACTCCCAATCTGTTATATACTTTTTCTTTAAGTCTTTCATCTTCCAAGGTTTAGGTTGGTCATCACACATCTTATAGTTTGGCCATGATCCACACCAACCATATAGTTTACCAAATATCTTTTTAGATTCTTTAGTCCAACTATCATTGGTTACCTTTAAAGTCCAATCATCTTTATACCAATCGTTTAAGTAATCAACATAGTCTTGGTTGCACCAATAGTCTTCGTAACCATTGTACTCACAATAGTTTTGTACTGTTAATGTTGGAGGACCACCTGCGTTTTTGTATTCGGTATTATTATAGTAGTCATC